AATCCTTAACTTAGCCACTGCCGCTGTCACTGTTAGTGCTACCGCAGTAACTGTTACCCCAGCTAACTGCGTCAATGCTGCTGCTGCCTTAAACGTTGTTGACCTCATCAACACCGCCACTGCCGGTATCCCAGCCGCTTTACTTGCTAAGTTTGAAGTAAGAAACGTTGTCGCTAACGTTGATGCCTCACCAGCCACCCTCTTAACCCTCGGTTCTGGTGCCACCCAAGCTGCTGCCATTGCCGCTGCCCTTGACAACTCAGTTGTTTTACGCAACGAGTTAACCATGGAAGACATGTCTCAAACCCTTGCCCAATTATCAGCTGGTGCCTCAGCCAGCGGCAGCGCTATCTTATCAGCTGTTGCCGTTTCAGTTATCGATGCCTTCAACTACGGCAACTTTGTTGATGGCTCAGACAACCCCGTTTACAACGCCAAGATCCAATTAAACGGCCACGACCGCTTCCAATCATTAGATGGTGCTTACTTCAACTACGTTCAACCATACCAACACTTCAGCAACACCCCAGCTGATGGTATCAACGTATACAGCTTTGCCCTCAAGGCCGAAGACCACCAACCCACCGGCACTTGCAACTTCTCTCGTATCGACAACGCTACCTTACAAGTTGACCTCGGTGTTCGCAATGCCGCTGCCGCTGGTTATGCCGCCAACTACCTCGGCTCATCATCCAACTCCTTACTCAACATCTACACTGTCAATTACAATATTCTCCGTGTTATGTCAGGTATGGCCGGCACTGCATACTCGAATTAAATTATTTTCTATTTATTGGAAGATATTACATCGTATTATATTATATTATTAAGTTAATATAATATATCACGTAAAACCATCGGATACATAAAAAGTTGGCTAAAAAAATGATCTATACACTTACAAACATAATGTATAAATTAATTACTTTATCTTAATTGTTGCGTTTTCGTGCATAAATATTGTTATCATCATACGATGGGCTGTTCATCGTAATGAAAAATGTTGTGATAGCATATACTGTAATAATACGAAGTCCTAATCTTACTACAGTCTCCATACTTGAAAAAGAACTAGCGATCGCCATAATAGCAGCAATAATCATAATTTGAAGGAGATTCATTAAATATATTATAATAGATATAAAATAATATATTTTTCAATTTTTTTATAATCTTGATTTATATGTCACATAAACAGGTATTTCTCCAATAGGTGTTTTCTTATACACACAATATCGTGATATATATTCATCTCTTGGTACAATATAATTATGAGCCTCTTTGGGATTACCATACAATACTTGATGCATTGATTGAGACCAAACATAAGTTCGCATCCATTTCATTTGATTATTTGTTCGGAAATAAAAATTACTATTATCAGAAGATAACACTTTATTGATATTAGAGGGTATATAAATACCTACAAGATTTGGATCAGGATGTGCTTCATACTGCATTATAATTAACCGCATTGCTATAAATATAAAAATTGATAAAATCAATTTTTGCATTCATAATAATTATTTTTAATGGCAAAGAATACTAATAATAATACTCGTATTGGTGCAGTGAAAGAACGTTCTCAAGTATTTAATGAGAAAACACAACAATATATTAAACGGGATACTACTACTGGTAAATTTATGGCAGCTTCTACTAATAAATTCAAAGGTGTAACAATGGAAAATATACAAAAGTAATTATATAATAATATTATCAGATGTTTCTTTATGTTTATTGATATCTATCTTATCTTTGTTATTATATAGAATAATTTTGATGTCTTTTATTTTATCCTGTTCATATGATCCACCTTCCATTTTTGCAATAAAATCATTAATAACTTTCTGCATTCTTATTGTAATTTCATCCTTATAATTTTCAAAGAATTCATTTATATCATACATCCGTTCACTTATTATTTCATTTAATAGTTCTTCTTTTCTAACTACATCAAAATTATTTGTATCTGTATTATATTTATAAGCAATATTATTTTGAAGATTTGTAATAAGAATATTTTTGAACTGGGGGTATTTAGGATTAAAATGAGCATATTGAACGAGATAATCTAAACACATATATCCCTGATTGAGAACTTTTAATTTCTCTTCTTTTGAGAATACCTCATGTAATTTCTCTTTTCCTAGTTGAATAATAATATTATTATTAATAACTTTATTATCATTTATTTGAGTATTATTTAGCTGTTTATTAATTTTATTAAATGTTTTAGGATGAACTTTACATTGTTTTTCAAGTAATTGTAATAGTTGTTTTTTCATTTCATCTATTTGCTCTATCATATTTTTATTCTCAGTTTCTTTCTTCGTAAGAGCATTTGTTAATAATATTATTTCTTGATCTTTACTAGCTTTCATTTTACATTTATTTTTTATATGATAATTCAAGTTATTTTTCCGTGAAAAAGTTTTTTTACAATATTCACACATAATTTTATTATTTTGGAAGTCAACGGAAGTCGTTTGGAAGTCACTTGAAGTCGTTCGGAAGTCATCAGAAGTCTTTTGAAAGTCGTTGGATGTATGAAATTTCTTGTTGTGTATCCATAGGCTTTGATATGATGAATACTCTTTATTGCATATTTTGCATCTATACTCCATAAAACTTTTTTAGTTATATATAACTTTTAGAAATTATATTCTTAAATGATTTATATGAAAGTTATATAAGTTATATAACTTTTATTTTGATGGGAGAGAGAGAGGGGTTTTTTCAACCAACTTTTTTTTGGGTTTGTAAAACTTGTCAAAATAATTTGTTTTACAAATCTTTTGTTTACAAATCATTTGTTATTTAAAAATATATAACAATAATATAAATAATGTCAGATACAACCGATTCATCTACAAGTTCAATATCAGATGATATGTTTAATATCAACAATGATATCGATTTATTAGAACCAATATTTAGTAAAAACAATAGTTTTGAAGTTTCTATATTAAGAATTCTTCATATTCTATTTAGTGAAGATAATACGATTATACATAACAGATTACATCAATATATGGATAATAGTATATGGTGCAATAATATTAAAGAGTTCTTTTATGATAATCCTGGTGTAATGAAAGATGCTAACTTTTATAAAACAAATGCAGGGATATATTTAATAGAACAATGGGTTGAATTATTAGAAGATCAGAACTTCTTTACTTATAATTTAGAAACTAATAGAGAAATATCTCCAAATATAACCAATTTTCTAAGTTTCATTTATAATACATTTCCATTATTAAAAAAAGAAGATAGTGATAATATGCAGACAATATTAACTAATATTTACACTCAATTGAATGTTGATATTGGAATTGTATTTGTTAGTTATTTAAAATGTTTACCAAATAATCAAATTCATAAAAGTACCATCCAACATATTTATATAAATAACAATAAAATTTCAGAATTGTGTTATATATGGGAAATAGTAGAGATATTAGAAACATATAATATAAATCAAACAATTACTATATATTCAGAATCAGAACTTAAATTCGCCCGAAAAAATTAGTTTTCTCAGTATAATAATATGCCTGAAATTCATCAAGCATTACGTGTTCAGGATAACCCATTTTTTTTAACATTGAGATAACATTTGATTTATACCTACTATCAAATGAATCCCACAATTTTTTAACACTTTCTCGATATTCCTTATCAATATAATATTTAGCGTGTTGCATTTCGTGTTTCTTGGTCACAATATCACCCTTCTTATAAATTATAATATATTCTGCTTCATATTTAAGAATCTTTGAAATCAATTTACTTGGATTTGCAGATTTAATTATATGAAATGGGAAATTAAGACCATATCGCCCACTAATCTTTCCTTCATATTTATCTGCGAATGTTTGAAACTCTTTAATTTCATCAATATCATCATATGAAATAAATAGAATCTTATCTTTCAATTCAATCAGCATTAATAATAAATATAATTATATAATCTATTAGTTATTCAAATTTTTTATCTAAATTAATTATAATGTCAAATATTAATTTAGAACAAAATGGTAGAATATTTCCATCTTGGATTATGAAAAATTTTAAGAAATATATATTACCAGAAATTATTAGAAAAGAGGGTGAAGATCCTTGTAATGAGAAGAGAGAAGTTGGTATTACAAAATATCAGGCATTTGTAGGACAGTTTCTAAATTATACATCACCATTCAAAGATATTCTAGTTTATCACGGTGTCGGTGCAGGTAAAACATATACTGCTATCAATATTTATAATGTATTATTTAATTATACTCCAAAATGGAATATATTCTTAATTATTCCCGCTTCATTACATGATGATCCGTGGTTGAAAGATATTAGAGCCTTTATATCAAAAACAGAATACGAGGAACGTTTTAAGAATATAATATTTATTCATTACGACTCTCCTATTGCAGATCGTGATTTCCTTGAGAAAGTAAAGAAGGCAGACTCTAGTAAAACATCAGTATTTATAATTGATGAAGCACATCGTTTTATGAACAATGTATATAATAATGTATCTGGTAAGAAAGGTAAACGTGCCCAAACTATTTATGATTATATTCAACAAGAAAAGAAAGATAACTCAAATACACGTATTGTATTATTATCAGCCACTCCTGCAGTCAATAATCCATTTGAATTTGCTCTTATTTTTAATTTACTGAGACCAGGTTCATTCCCTACATCTGAAAGTATTTTTCAACAGCTTTTTATTTCATCTGCAAACTTTGCATCATTAAATGAAAATGCCAAGAATATGTTTCAACGTCGTATTCTTGGATTGGTATCATACTATATTGGTGCAACTCCTGATAAATTCGCTTCAAAAACAGTTCATTATGTTAATATTCCAATGGAAAAATATCACGAAGAAGTTTATAATTATTTTGAAGAGATAGAAGAACAGAAAGAGAAATTAAGACTTAAAATGTCTCGTGGTAAAGTGGGAGATCAAATGTCAACCTATGCATCATATACTAGACAATCCTGCAATTTTGTTTTCCCAAATATTAATGAAAAAATAAATGGTGAAAAACGTCCTCGTCCTAGTCATTTTAGAATTAAAGAATCCGACGCTGTTGTTATTACAGAAGGTAAGAATCTTGAAAAGAAGAAAGAACTAACTAAAACTAAAGCCGAAGTATTAGAATATATGAAAGCAACTCGTACTTTTGTAAATACATTTATTGATTACCTAAAAGAGGCTTTACGTGTTGATAAGGATAACAAACATACTATTATGGATGATGTTAAAAAATTTAGAACTGAATACGATGGTAGTTTTAGTGATTTTATGGAAAAAGAGAAGAAGAAGAGTACATTATTAATGAAAATGAATATGTGCAGTCCAAAATTTATTAGAATTATTTTTAATATATTAAAGACAAAGGGTACAGTTATGATTTATTCAAACTATGTAGAAATGGAGGGTTTACAATTATTAAAGGTCTATTTAAGTTTCTTTGGTTTTCTTAGTATTGATGATGATAAAGAATTTAACAAAGATGCTCTTGAACCAGAAAAGAAATTAGAGAAAGATGGTTTACGTTATTGTGAATTTCACGGTGGTATTGAAAGAGATGTTCGTAAAATTAATAAGGAGATATTTAATAAGAGTGAAAATAAATATGGTAAATATTGTAA